GTAAACTCATTCCTGGCGATCAAGGCGAGCGTGGTGAGGATGGCATGCCGATACCAGGACCGCCAGGGGCCGCTTCGACGATACCTGGCCCAACTGGTCCGATAGGCATATCGGTTTATATGCCTAACGACGGCGAGGCTGGTGAGGACGGGATGCCAATACCAGGCCCACAAGGGCCGGCCGCCGCCGGAGGTATGACCTGGAATTACGCTAATAGTGCTACAAACGCTGTTACACAAAACGGATACATGTGCGACACTTCGGGAGGTTCGTTTACTGTTACCCTGCCAGGTGCACCAGCAACGGGAGCGATCGTGGGAATTACTGATTGTGCGGGAACTTTTAATTCGTACCCTTTAACAATCGGCGCAAACTCTCTAAAGATAATGGGTATTTCTGCGGATATGACAGTATCAACACAGTATGCAAACTTTTGTCTTGTTTATTCGGGTGTAACTAATGGATGGAGGATAGCCCCGTGAGTGATTTAAGTCAGTTTTATTATGGCAAAATGACCAACACCTGTATGCTCTTTACGCCTGGAGTAGTATCTTTTACTATTCCATATACAGGAAAGCATAGAATATCAGCACTTGGTCCTGGAGGAAGTGGTGCAGCTATTTACGGTTCAACTCAAGGTGTGGCTTCGGGCGGTGGTGGCGGTGGATTTAGTGAAATTGAAATAAACATGGTAGCAGGTGATGTTCTTACCCTTTCGATAGGAACAGGAGGGGCAGCTGTCACATCTTCGGTTTCGGACACAGGAGTAAATGGAAATGCGGGAAGTGGAGCAACTACCGTTGTATGTGCAGCAAGAAGTTTATCCTTGTCAGCTGGTGCAGGTGGAGCAGGTAGCTGGCGTATTACCGCTGGCTCTTCTACTGGTGGTGCGGGAGGAACGGCAACGGGAGGAACAATAAACTCAACGGGTGGTGCTGGTGGTGCACCTACCCTTACGGCAACTTACTATAACGGATGCGGAGGCGGTGCCGCTGGAAGTCCTTGGGGAACGGGAGGCAGAGGAGGAAACGCAAATCAAGCCATGTCGGGTGGAACAGGAGGCGGTGCAGTAGGGGGCTTTACAGGTGGAGATGAAAATAATGCTACTGTTGGAAACACAAGTGGTGGTGGAACAGGAGGAAATGCAGCTGCGAATACTAATACGGCTGCAACCGCTGGTCCTAATAGAATGGGTTATCAAAGCAAGGCAAGTATGGATGGAGTATGGCGTCAGGGCGGCAATTATACCAACTCGGCTACTTCATTCTGTGTAGGTTTTGACTCCTTAATTGACCCATTTAGAGCCGTTTCGGGAGGCGGTGCAGTAGGGGCAAGTCAACAGGGTGGTGGCTCGGGAGCAGGTGGAGCAGGTTATGGTACTTCCTGTGGAGGCGTTCTTGGGGGTGGTGGGGGAACTGGTAATGGCACTCCTGGTTCTGCGGGTGGAGTTGGAGGAGGAGGCGGTGGTTGTGCTCATACTGCCACTTGTGTTTCGGGAGCTGGTGGCAACGGTTTAGTCGGGGTAGAAAGAATAGGATAGGGGAGGAATTATGGCAGTAAATTTTGGAAGGCAGATACTTGGCAAGGTTACCATCGGCATACAGGATTATTTCATCGTTTTAAACACGATTGACCAGGATTCGGGTCAAGTCCAATGGCTCTACTATGTAACTCACGGCCCCGCTTTTATTGCGATGGAGGAAATAATTGCCAACGGTATTCTTGACAACTACGATCAGACGCAAGACCCAGCGACGCATTTTGCTCCTGTAATTGCGGCTATGACCACGGCAGTAATGAACGCCCTCGCACCGGAAGAGAAGCTGACAGATTGGACGTCGAGGGGGGATGAATTAGCCAACTCTTATACGATAAGAGAAGGCGCTGACGGCAACTTAACTTTTGTCAAAAGAGATTGGGGAGCGAACCCCGCACTGAATCAATGGTTGGCCTGGGTGACCGGATTCATGGGTGACTTCGGAACTCCCGACCACGAATGGGTAGCCTTCTGTACTCAATATAATGTCGATTCAGCAAAGCTGATCGCTTTGTTTAACAAGTTCACAACATAACAAGGAGGATTATAGAAGATGGCAGCAAACAAACTTATCAGATTCGGACCTACGGCGTTGACAAACAGCGCCGCAAACCTTGTAAACCCGACTGTTTCCTCGTTAAGTGGGCCTATTGGTTTCACTATGACGGCACCTTACGTTATCATAAGGCATATCCGCATAGTCAACAAGACGGCCGGCGCGGTGACTTTTTCCCTTTATGTCGGCGCAACTGGTGGTAGCGCGGCCGGCACGGAATTTATGGGAACGCTGAACTCTGTCGCGGCGTACTCGTACATTGATTGGTACGGGGCACTCAGACTTGACGCCGCAGATTTCCTTACAGGGCTTGCAAGCGCGAATACTTCTCTTACCTTCGAGGCAGAAGGCGAGATCGGGATTTCGTAGTCCGTGAAGATAACGGACCTCACAGCCGAGGGGATTGATTATATCGTCGATAATCTTTGGGAGCGTGGCCGGCATGAGCTCGCGGTATTCGGCACGGCGATAGAGGATTTCCGGAAATACTGTAAGAGCATGATCGGCCAGCCCTGGGCGGCGATACTGTACGACGACGACATGACGCCGTGCGTCTTGATAATACTGCATCCCCTCGGAGGAATGAAGTGGGATATTATGTCACAGGCAACCGAAGAAGGATTTGCGAGGATATGGAAACCGATGGCGCGGTTCTTCAAACAGTTCTCCGACAGGATTATTGAGGACAATCCGGAATGGGAGCTCCAGGGCCGATCGGTACAGACGCACGAACGCACTCCGGATTGGATGGCATTGTTGGGCTTCGATCTTGTTTCGGTTGAAGGAGATCTTAAAACGTACATTAAAAAGGCGGTGACAGTATGAGCGGCGGCGGGTCGGCACCACAAGTATCGGAAACGGCATTACAGGAAAAACAGTCTGATATATCTGCGGAGCAGTATAAATACTATCTGCAAAATTCTAAGCCTGTCATGGATAAGTATATCGCCCAGGAAACGGACCCGACGGTTAAGGCCGAACGGGGCAGACAGGTTGCCGGACAGATCAATGCCGACGTAATGAGTAAGGTTGACCCCACTAAAATGTCAGCTAATCCGGTTAAGAATCAGAAGATGCTTTCAAATCTTGCGGGATTGAAAACCGGCGCCGAAGTATCCGGCCAGGGCGCGGAAAGGACCCGTGAGCTAATGAGTACGGAAAACATCGTCGCCATGGGCCGCGGCGAGCAAGCACAGGCGACCGCCGGATTAAGTGATATAGCCGGCCTGTCTGTCAGTGAGGCCATTAAAGCGGAAGAGGTACAACAGGAAGAAATCGGCGCGGAAGAAAATATGATCGGGTCCGTCGCTGGAATGGTGGGCGCCGGTGCACTCAAATACGGACAGGGAACAACAAAAACGACGAACAGGCAAATGTCGCCAGCTCTCTTAAATGAAGGCGTAACGGGTTAATCGGAGGTTTGTATGGCTATAGATCCCGTAACTGGAATTGACATGAGCGGCAGCGCAGATCAGATCGCCGCTGATGTAATGGCCGCAGAGTGGGCCGAGTGGGAAAATACTTTCAAGCCGATCGAGCTCGCAGCATTACAGCAAAGCTCCCTGGTTAATCCCCAGGTGCTTACGGATGCCGTGAGTAAAGCGCAATCGACCGCCCAGGGTACATACGCTGCCATGCCAGGTATGTTGCAAAGACGGCAGAAAGGCATGGGAATAGCGCCGACCGCGGAACAAACCATGGCTTCTAACAGGATTATGAACGTGGAAGGGGCCCAGGCAACGGCGGGCGCCATGAATAAGGCTCGAGCCGACGTTGCGGCAGAAGATGAGCAACTTTTATTAGGTTCAATGCCTAAAATGTAGGGAGGTTTATGATGGCCAAAGGATTACTTGGTTTTGGCGAAGAAGAGCTCGGGTCAGCTACAAAAGGCCTTATCCGTGCCGATGAACTCGAAGAACAGATAAACGTGGCCAATATGAATCTGCAAGCCCAGAGCACTATGCAACAGAAACAGATGGAGGGCTCGATGATAGGAGTAGGAGCCACTGGAGGTTGGATGGCTGCTACAAGCGGGGCTTCGGGCGCTGCTATGGGTGCGGAGTTTGGTGCGGCTGCCGGCCCCGTCGGTGCAATGGCTGGCATGGCCCTGGGTTTTCTTGTTAGCAAACTATTTTAATAAGGAGAGGTCGTTATGGCACTCAGATCTGTATATTCGGACCCTGTAGGCGCGGGCCTGGAATCAGCACAAAGGTTTCTTAATATCCTGGATACGCTCGAGGACCAGCCGGTGAAACGGAAGTTGAGGCAACTGACACTGGCCAGGGCTGAACGCGAGGAAGAGCTGGCGCCGGCTGAACAGGAATTAAAAAAGAAACAGATAGCCGATGCTTCGCAGCAATTAGATCAAAAGGCAAAATGGGCCGCGATCGCGCCGCACCTTGAAGTGGTACACCAGGCTTATCAGAAGGCCCAGGCCGCACAGGCAAAGGGCGAAATCTACGCCATGAGTGATAAAGAGTTAGATTCACTCTTCGAGGTCCACAAGGCTTCACACAGTACCCCGAAAACCCAGGAGGACTTTCAGACATATACAAGAGCGCATCGGAATTTAACAGCTTTCTACATTAAGCATAAAGACTCACTTGAGAAGGCTAACGGCGTCATTGAAAGAGGGAAATACGGGCCCGAGGTTGATAAGGCTATGGACGACCTCGCCAAAGTAATGCCCTATATCCAAAGCGATTTTAAGGACCGGTACGGGAAGGGCGACAAGGACGGGAGGGTTGTGACGATCAATAAGATTTTTATTAGGGATGGCAAAATGTCATTCGGCCTTCATATAGAATCTCCCGTCGGTGACGATATATTCCCGCATATTTCGGATGGCCAGGTATATCAGTATCCGCATGACGATACCATAAATCAGGTTGAACAGGGCAACATCAATCTAAACGACCCGAACCGTAAAATTCACGGTAATGCGAACGGAAGTATAAGCAGCATCCGGACAATCACAATCAAACAGGATGGCACGACTATTTTACTTCCGACGGTAGCGCCCGACGGTAAATTTATGACCAACGAAGAGGCCGTAAAACGGTATGAAAAAACCGGTGAGCATCTTGGCAAATTTCCGACGGAAGCAGATGCAAAGGCTTATGATGAAATATTAAACCGTGATCTTAACACCGGCATAGGTAAGGCAGATCTCGAAAGATACACACAGAATATACAAGACAAGGGCGAAGGAAAAAAAGTTAGAGCCTATGATGCTCCGCTCGGCCTTAACGCAGACCCTAACACGATTGCACAAATACCTCTTAATTTTATAACAGCCTCGCATGACCAGCATGGCAGGGTCATAGATATGGTGTTGCGGGCCGAAGCGCAGAACCCGCGCTATTGGGATGAACTGCATGCAAGACGCGAAAAGAAGGAAGAGCGAAGGACCGAAAGCGCAGCGGTTACTTCTGCCTTTAAGGAACTTCAAAAAACGGCGGGCTGGGATGGTATGACGACAGATCAGCGACGGGCAGCACTGGCAGAAAAGCTCGGAGAAAGTGGCGATCTGTCCGTAAAAGAGATCGCAGACTTGACAAAGACGATGATACCGGAGAAGCAGCCGAAAAGCGAAATCCAATACAAAACTGAGAAAGGTGTTGACCTGGAATCGAGGGATGGCGGTGTTACATGGGGGCCCAGGTTTAGTCCGAGGCAGCGGCAGCCAAAAGATACAAGCGCAGAGGACAAAAAAGAAAAAAGAGAGGCGAAAAAAGATAAAAAAGAAGCTGCGAAGAGTATTGAACAATCTGCCCATGACGAATATGTAAAAGCGTTGGTTGACCCAAACGATATTGATAGTGAGGGTGTAATGAAAAATGTCAAAAACTTCCACGCTATGAGGGCCCGCTTGAATCCAAAGCAGAGGGCACTTATTGATAAACTTGTCAAAAGGGCCAAAGAAATACAAGAGAAAAAGGACATTGACCCCGACGAAGCATGGGAAGAAGCAAAAAAAGAACACACAGGTAGTAAATAAATGGCAACGGCAGACCCTATATTTGATGAATTGCAATCTCTTGGCGGGAAGGTGCCAGTAGAAACAACTGCCAAAGAACGCATTGATGCCGACGATACAATCATAAAAGAGTTAAGGAATCTCGGTGAAAAACCGGAATCTCTTAAACCGGCTAAGAAGCCTACCCTGTGGGAGAGATTCACGCACTATATCGCCGGCGAAGAGAAGCCGAAGCCGGCAGCCGCGCCAGGAGCCCCAGCGGAATCACGGCCAAAGCCGAAACTGGTAGATGTTTCCCAGGTGCCCGCAGCATATCGGGAAATGGCCGAGGAACAGAATCGGCAGATACAAGCCGGCACATGGGGAAAACCGGCCGGAAAAGAAATGGCGCCGGACATTGATACGGCCATGGCCGCAAAGACAAAGGAGATCACCGACGCCCAGGCGAAGCCGGCAGAGGGGCCATTGATGAGGGCGTTTCAAACTATTAAAGACGTGGCCCCGTATGTAGAACAATGGGCCAAAGACGTTTACGGCGTTACTGAAAAGGTGCGCGGCGGTATTATTAAAGGCATGACCCTGGGGATAGTGGACCCCGAAACCGGTCAAGTGGGAATACCATTTACTTCTAAAAAGGCCAAAGTAACTACGCCCATGGGTAAAACCCTTCAAGAAGATTACGGAGTATCAAAAGATATAGCCGAAAACCCGTACATTGGCCTATCCGCTGAAATGACGGCAGTAGGCGGACCCTGGACAGCAATTTCAAGCAATATTACTAAGGGCATAAATGCGCTCCGGATGGCCCATGCAGCAAGGACAGGGGCAGTAGTATCTGGCAGCGAGGCCGGAGCCACAGCCTTACGGCAACTATCCACGATTGAACAGATAGGCGTTCAGACAGCGGCCGGCGGTGTTGTCGGTGCTGCCTTCCCGCGTGAGCCTGGCCGAACGGAATTGACAGAAGAAGCCCTCGAGGAACAGCGGAATCTCGAAAAGAAGATACAGGACGTCGATAAAAAGCTCAAAGGCAGCAAGGCCGAGGACCTTATAAAACAGCGGAATGAACTGATTGCGAAGCATAACGAGGCCGGTAATCAGATGAAGGCCCAGCTCGACGATCTGAAAGATAAGATTAAGGCCGCTCGTACTCCGGAAGAAAAGAACGCCCTCATCCGGCAACATAACGCCCTGGTCAATCAACTTAATACCATGACCGCGACTTCCAAAGGCCAGGTCGACCAGATTGACGCTACGATCGGGGAACGTCATATCAAGGAATTACTCGCGCAACGGGATGATCTTGTAGCGAGATATACCAAAACAGAAGGCAAAACCGTCTTTAAGGAAGGGGAAACCCTATCAGAAGGCGCACTTAATACCGCTGCTTTCGGTGCAATAATGACCGCAGCCGGCCACGGTGTTGATGCCCTGATAAAAATGACGCCATATACCAGGGCCGGCGCCTATATAAAGCTCAAAAGCGATCTTTCGGATATGTTTTATAAGGGCCATGATGGTGCGGTGACTAAAGGCGAAGCCGACATAATGGCTGACTATACAATAAACTTGGGGCTTAAACAGGCCGGAATAAAAAAACCGTCTGCTAAGGATCTCCGGAAAGCCGCAAAGGGCTTTAAGGAACACAGGGAAGGGAAGGGGAAAGCGGCAGAAAAGCCCGTAGAGCCTTCAGAAGCCGAACCGGTGAAGGAAGAGCCGTCGGCAAAAACAGAAGCCAAGCCTGGCCCTGTGGCTAAAGCAGGAGGGGCAGAAAAGGAGCCTATTAGTGAGCCGATTGTCAGTGTTAAACCGGAAGAACCGGAGGGGGTCGTCGCAGGAAAAGGACTCCCAAAACGAGAACAGCCAGCAGAAACAGGATTTGCCCCGGCGTTACGCCCTTCTGTCATGTACCAGGGGAAGCAGTTCGATGGGGAAGTAGGCGGAACGCACCCCGAATTAATGAAAGAGAACGAGATTCCGCCCGATGCAGCCCACGAAAGGGGTTTTGTTGACCCCGATGGGAATTTTCTCACAAGAGAACAGGCTGAGACATGGTTGAAGGAAAACGACCCCGAAACCTATAAGAAATGGCAGGAGGAAGCAGGAAAAGGGGCGGAATTACATGCACAAGATTTGGCAGCAGCCAAAAAGGAGGTAATAGAAGATGCCGTTGCAACAGGGGAAATCAAACCGGACGATCTCGAAGAACATCGAGGAACTGATAAACTCGGGGAAGCCGCCGGAGCAAGCGCAAGCGATCGCGTACCGGAAGGCGGGGAAGTCACGGAAGAAAAGGCGAAAGAAGGCGCAGCCGCAAACGTGATTCGATTACTTCCACACCAGGTTGATAAGAAGATAACTCAACTGGCAAAAGAACTCGGCATGCCGAGGCATAAAATTAAAAAGGCACACTATGACGAAATGGAAAGGGGCTTGCATGAACTGGAGGCCGAGAAGAAAGGCGGCAAAGAAGCATGGAAAATGACCCCGATAGAATACGGGACTGCGTTGGTGGGATTTCCACATGAAGAGTGGTCCTCAAATATGGACTTGATTGAAAAAATAGCAGACGAACATGAATCTATTGTTCAAAAGGCGATTGACGAAGGCAAACCCGTACCGCCGGAAGTGATGAAAGAATACCCTGATATGGTGCCTCAGCAAGAAGGAAAAGAAGGCGATACCATATGGGCGGCGACACCGAGGGGAAGATTAAGGGCAACCGGCGAAGTTGGCCCTCGCTTAGTTACACCAGCCCCCAAATTTGACGATAAAGGCTATGCCACAGAGGATGAGGCAGTAGCGGCAATCTCAAATCGAAAACTGGAGCTCGCGGATTACGACATCGCTCCCCGCGAAGGCAGATATTTTGTGGAGCCGAAAGCCGAAGCCGTGAGGCCCACTGAGCCACGCGGAGGGGAAAGGGTTTCGTTCCTCACCAATCATATTGAGAGACAGTCGGCATACAGAAGGGCAAAGGGTGAGCCTGTAGACATGATTGCCCTGATGGAAGAGGCAAAGCAGAAATGGGCCGACAAGCTGGAGGCGGAAGGCAAGGAACTTGAACCCGGAGAAATCCCCGGAAATGTTGCGCCGGACATCGAGTTTTTCCTTTATGATGCGAGATCGCGGCTCCAGGCGGGACAAGCTGGCGGGCAGATAGGTATAGATCAGGTGACGGACGAGGCCATTTACGCTGGGTCGGCTTATCCGCCCTGGTTTTCCGCTATGGTTAAGGATTTTGGCAGTAAGAAGACGTCTCCCACCGGCAAGGTTGAGAGCATATCCGCGAAGGATACTATCAATATCATCAACAAGAAACTGGACGGGAAGGCGCTGACCGGACGGCAACAGGCCATTTATAATGAAATTGTGCGTAGAGGCGAAAAAGAGGTTGCAATTGGGGAATATCGTGGTATAATAGCTCAGTACGAAAAAGAAATAGGAAATGGTGATCCTAATGAGTGGACAAAAGCCAAACTTGAGTCTGAAAAAGTCGAAAGCGGAACAATACAAGAAAGCCCGGAACATCTTAGCGGCTGGCTTCTTGACGAGGCTCAGGCGCAAGGGCTTGATCCCGCAAGCATCGACGCCGCAGAACGAGAGCTGAATGATTATTTCGGCTCATTCATAGAACCCGCCGAAGAAAAGCAAGCCACAAAAGCAACTGTCACAGAAGAAACAGCCGCACTCCCCGGAGTAGACAACACCCTTAGTCTTGTAAACCCCGAAGCGAAATTTGAAAGACTGCCGGAAGAATCCCAAACTAAGAGCGGAGAACTGTTTCCGCTGACCTCCGAATGGCAGGAAATCCCCAAAGACGCAGTAATTGAACCCGGCGCTGATGTCCAGATGGACATGGCGAGCGGGAAAGTTTATGCGAAAAGATACCCCACCGATGAAGGCGAAAAAGCACCATACAAATTAGAGGAGGCAACAGGAGATGCAACCCCATCTATATCTGTCCGCATCACGGATGCAAAAGCATTGGCAGATGTCACAGCCATCATTGGCGCGACGCTTGGTCGAAAAATTGCGCCCGAAAATTTACGTCTATGGAAACGAAATCGCATGGACGACTTGGGAAAACTGGGAAGCATTTTTCAGAAAAAGATCATGGTTTTTCAGGTTGAGGGAGAAGATTTACGGGCGCTGCCTGGGTATTTTGTTTCGGCAGACGCTACGGCGATCTATCTTAATGCGACGGCAACAGACCCACACATGGTGATTTTGGGACACGAATTACTACACGCTCTCCGGTATGATGCACCCGATATTTATGACGGCTTTGTGTCTCATGTTGAGGCCACGGAGCATTTTAAAGAGCGCAGAGCAGAATACGAGAAAACTTATGGGAGGGAATTAACAGACGATGAAACAATGGAAGAATATGCGGCGGATTACATTGGGCGGCAATTTGTAGAGCCTGAGTTTTGGGAAAATTTGATAAGCAAAAAACCGGGCATTTTCAGGAAAGTCTATGATGCGCTCATAAGACTACTCGCCAAGCTTGATGGCCTTGTTTTTCAGACCCGTCAATTCTTTAAGGATTTTAGAAAAGCAGAACGTTCCGCAGTTAAGGCTATGGCCGACTACGCCGACAGGATGCGCGGAGACTTCAAACCACCGGAAACAGAAGGTGAAGTCAAGCGCACGACGCCCCATGTGCCGGAGCTGGCCAGGGACGTTTTTGCAGATGAGACTATGAAAAAAGAAGCCGAGGGTTTGAAGTGGGAAACGCCCAAAGGTGCAGCGAATATTTACACTATGCACAAGCGAACCGGCAAGAGCTATTCGCAGCTCATCATGGAAAAGGCGATTGAGGATAAGGCTAAAATTACTACCGATGCACCGGCTATTTTTGAAAAGATTTCAAAGCTGGCAGAGATCAAACCGGAGATTGCAGAAGCTATAAAAACGCCGGAACCTGCACCCGCAGAACCCCGCGCCGCCGAGCCTCGCACCACAGGCATAAAGAACGCCGTCACGTTGGAAGAACGCGAAACCAAGGGATTATCCGAAGTTGAAGTGGAGGCCAAGAGAAGTTTTGGAGCTGCGTTTAACGAAGGCAAGCGCCTTGTTGACTCCGGTGAGCGCGATCCCCGGATCATGGCCGAAGAGCTGGCAAAAAAACCCCGCGCTTTATCCGCCGAAGAATCCGTAATGCTCATATATGACCGCATGAGGCTCCAGAACGACCACCATGCGCTAATGGACTCAATCGAAGACGCAATGCAAAAGCGTGACGATATTGCGGAAACGGAACTGCGCTTGAAGCTCGCCAAGGTTGAGGACGACATCAACACGAACGATGAAGCCGCACGACGTACAGGATATGAGCAAGGCCTGGGGCTCGCTGCCCGAAGAATGATGATTATGGACGACTATTCTCTCGCAAGGAATTTGCAGCGGGCGAGAGTGGCGAACGCCGGGCAGCCAATAGCGGAAGAAACCAGGGCAAAGATCGAAGAGCTGACCAAGAAACTGGAAGAGGCCAACCAGAAGATACAGAAGTACGACGAAGAGGCTTCGCAACGTGCAGCCGATGAAGCGCTGCGGGAACTGAAAAAAGAAAGCGCAGTAAAAAAGCATTTAGGCCAGGCCCGCGAACGCAAGATCGTTGCAAAAAAAGAGTTGGATGCCGAATTTGGGAACTTAGTAAAAAATCTTAATGAGATTCTTTCGCCCACTACACTTCATTTCATGTTCGACCCGCAAGCCGTCGTGGTACTCGCGCAGATGGCGAGAAATCGCATAATGGCGGGTGTTGCTTCCGTGGAGGATATGGTCGGTGAAATTCATGACCAGCTAAAAGACGACTTCCCGGACATTACAAAAAGAGACATCAGGGACGCAATTTCCGGCTACGGCAAGACATCAATGCCAAGTCGGGACGAGATAGAAACGCAATTACGGGAAATGAGGCGCCAGGCGCGGCTTATTTCCGCATACGAAGACGCAGTTGCCGGGCAGGTTCCTTTAAGAAGTGGCCCTCAAAGAGATCCGCTGAGTGACGAGGTACGAAGGCTTGGCAAGGAAGTAAAACAGGCCATGCGCGAAAGCGGCATTGACAGCGTGAACGCCCGTTCTCCCGAAGAGCAATGGCGGACGTCGCTTGAGGCCGTCAAGACCAGGCTGAGAAATCAGATTGCCGACCTTACCAAGCAGATTGAAACCGGCGAGAAAAGCCCGAAGAAAATAGGCATTGAGTACGATGAAGAGGCGAACGCATTAAAAGACCAGCGCGACAAACTGAAAGATGTTTTGGAACAGATGGAAGGCAAGCCGGAAATGTCGCCTGAGCAAAAGATCAAAGTGGCGACCGCTGCCGTCCAGAAATCGATTGCGGAGTACGAGCGAAGGATAAAAGAAAAAGACCTCTTTCCGGAGAGGAAGCCGAGTACGACGCCGGAAACGCCGGAGCTTAAGGACTTACGCGAGAAGCGGGACAAGCTGAAAGAAATATACAAGGCCATGCAGGATGAAGCGAAGCCAAAGAGGACACCGGAAGAAATCGCACTACAGTCTTACAAGACACGAACCAAAAACAGGATTACGGAACTCGAAGAAAGGCTTAAGAATAAGGATTTTGCGAAAGTCCCAAAAAAGACATTAACGCTTGACCCGGAGGCCATGAAACTGAAGGCCGATTCCGAGCGGCTAAAAAATAACATCAACGAGGAAGTCTGGAAGTTGAAGCTGGCAAATCAGACAGGCATTGAAAAAGCGCAACGATACATAGTGAAATGGCGGCGGTTTGAGCTGCTTTCCAGCGTGACCACAGTCGCCAAACTGACCAATGCGGCGCTGTCAAGGTTTGCAACTTCACCAACGGAGGATTTGGCGGGCGGCTTGTGGTCGGCGATTCCCGGATACTCGCAGATCATGGCCGAGTCTCCGCGATATGGCGGCGGCCTTAATATACAGGCAGAGGCGAAGGCATTTAGGCAGTTTGTGGAAAAGCAGACAGCCGAAGATATGTGGGAAACAATCAAGACAGGAAAAGGACAACTGGACGTTCTTTACAGCCCGAAACAGGGGAACGATCTGCCACCCGAAGCCCTTGACTTTTTCGGACATTTACATGGCGCATTGAAGGTATTGCCCAAACGTGCCGAGTTTTTCCGGTCTTTGGAAAAAAACTCACAGTGGGCAGCCAACAGAGGTATGGATATTTCAGACCCGGTAGTGCAAATGACTTTGTGCGGGAGGGCTTACGACGATGCAAACAGGGCCATCCTGATGAACAGGAACGCTATCACGGATTGGTATCAGATGTCGTTGCGGCACATGGCCAGCAAGGGAACCGGCGGGCAGGTTATGACCACTGCTGCGAAAGTGCTTCTTCCTATCGTGCGTGTACCAACGAACTTTGCGCTGGAAACCATGGACTATACTTTCGGCGTTCCGAAAGGCACGGCCCAGGTGATTAAGTATCTGGTCGATAAAGATGCCCTTAAAAACATCACGCCGGAACAGGCGGACAATATCGGGCGGTCACTCAGCAAAGGGCTGATCGGATTGGCCCTCCTGGCTATCGGATATTACAACCATGAAGATATTGGCGGCTATTACCAGCCGGGCGAAAGAAGAAAGGCGGGAGACGTGAAGTGGGGCGGTATCCGCATAGGCGGGGTCGAGCTTCCGCACTGGTTCTTGCATATTCCCGCGCTGGAAGTATTGCAGCTCGGTTCTACTATCCACAGGGTTCAAAACAGTTACGCGGAGAAGCTCAAGGGCGGCGGACTTTTGGCAGGTGCGATTGCAGCCACTAAAGGCGTTATCTCAAATATCCCATTTCTCGAAGAACCGTCACGATTGGCAAAAGGACTAAAAGATACCGAATCAATGGCCAAAGCGGGCGCGGAACTGGCAACAAGCATGGTCGTGCCGCCGGACGTTGGGAAACTCGCAAGGGCCACGGACACAGACGAGACGGGCGAAGAAATCAAACGCAAGCCCGCAACGGCCGCCGATGTTGCCAAGCTACAAATCCCCGGCCTACGTGAGGAAGTGCCGAGAAATGTTAAGCTGGAAAAGCGGCTCGCAAGAGAGAAGGCAGCGGAAGGGAATGCCGGGAAGATGCTTTTCAATGCAGTTCAGGAACACAAGATTACAGAGATTGAAAAAAGCGCAATCTCCGCAATAGCAAAAGGAGACATGGGCGAAGTTGGCAGACTCATCAAGATGGTTTCAAATGCGAAGCATATGGAGCTAAAGGATTTAGCTGTTGGCATTCAGGAAAAAGCCACTGACGAAGAAAAGAGGATACTTAAACCCATATTCAGAGCTAAATTAATGAAGAAAGCTGGCGACAAGGAGATTACCCAGGCAGAGAAGCAAAAATATTTGAAGGTGCTAAACGAATAGGAGGATCACGATGAGAGTAGATACAAAACCAGGGTATTATGTTTTTACGGGAATATCCGAGGACCGGTCTTACGAAGAGGCGGTTGAGGTACTGGCTACGGCTGTTAATGAGGCCAGGGATAAATTCGACATTGATTATGTCGGCGGGATACAGTTGAAAATTGACGACAATAACAGGAGCCAGTATATCGCGGCCCAGGCCACGGTTCTTAAACCAAAGGTGAAATGATGAAGCTAAGGATTAGCCCAATCTTTACCATTTTTAAGCCTTCTGACATGGCTGGAAGAAATGCCGTACTCGCTTGCAATAATATGGCTGACCCTGCCATCAATCCTTATTTTATCTACGGTTTCTTTTGTCAGTTTGCAGCGCGGGTTATTTACGCCATTATTATTGCGCCGTCCCTTTTTATAGCAATCTATGTTGTTGTCAACCTGAAAACCAAGAAACAGATGATCGGGGTTGACGCAAGGGGGATTGTCGCACTTGTGAAGGACGCTCATTTTTGGAGGAATTTGTCCCTTGAAAATTCTCCATGCTATGCGGTGAGAAGATTCAACTTTGCCGTTTTCGTCTCGCATATTTCCATAGCCATCGGAATTAATAGCTCCCTGCCACAACCAACAGCCGCTATCTGTGGCAACTTGAACAAGCCTATTAAATCGTTCTTGAAGTGGTGCGACCTTCTTGTGGTCATAAATGCCTGTAGGCATAAAACGTGTCTCCTTGGCGAGTATTTACACTATTATATGCTGGAAGGGGTGTTTTGTCAATGAAGCTATCTGAGACAAAAGTGCTTATTCGGGATCTTGGCATCCTGGGCGTCTGTATTGGCCAGGCAATAGCAAATGACGTGAAGCAAGTGATGTATTCTGTGCCATGGGTGACTGCATTTCCAAAGCCGCACATGCAGTATATCGGCAAGGGTATACCGGGGATTACCGTAGTTGACAGCTATGAAGATGCCAAGGCGGAAATCCTAAAAGACAAGGGAATATTTATATTCCCCGACGTTGGCATGGGAGACGAACAAAGGGCCGCGAGGGCTGCCGGGGGGCGTGTATTCGGTTCTGGTGAATCGGGAGAACTGGAATTTGACCGTATACTCTTCAAGAAGACACTTAAATCCGTGGGCCTGGCAACACCTGTTTGGGGTACCGTAACAGGTACGGATGCACTTGAAGCCTTGCTTCGGAAAGAAAAAGATTTATGGATAAAGCTGAATACCGAAAACCGAGGAATAATGGAAACCCGCCATCATGAGAACTGGGAAAAGACACAGGGCTGGTTTTATTCCCTTGTCCACGATCTCGGTGCCTTCTGCAAGAATGACGTCGGCTTCATGTGGGAAAGACCGATACCGGGCGTAGAGTTTGGACACGACGTATTTATGGCGAACGGAACCCATTACCAGGAAAGCCTTTATGGGTGGGAGTTAAAAGGTGACGGCTATCTTGCTGTTCATATTGAAACCGAAAAAATGCCGATACCTGTTAAGAAAATTATTACGGCCATGGCACCCGTTGAAAAGAAGTATAAAACGAATGGTGCTATATCAACGGAAATTCGCATGGGGGCGAACAGAATACCACATTTTACAGATCCCGCAAGGCGCTTCGGAAATCCGCCCGTAGCCAGCATCATGAAGATATATAAGAATGTTGGGAAGATCATCGAAGCGGTGGCAGACGGCGCAGAGATAAAGCCGGAATGGAACGCAGACTATGTTGCCGAGTTGAGTATTGAGGCGTCCGGCGCTGACTGTGAATCTGTGCCTATTGAATTGAAAGACAAAGACTTTGAGCATATAGCCCTTCGAGCCGCTTGCCGCGACCAAAAGGGCATGTTTTGGACAATACCTATCAAGGAAGTGGGGTGTACCATCGTAAAGTGTGTTGGTATCGGGAACACCCTTGAAGAAGCCGAATACGATTGTCTTGAGGCAGCGGCTAATTTTAAGTGCCCAGGCGCGACTTACGATAAATCGACATTTGAGGCGTTGGAAGAGGTTATGAAAGAGGGTAAGAAGTACGGACTACCGGACCTATAAGGAGGGTTTATGAAGCAACTGAAAAGCATTGTGGACCAAAACGGAAACATCGTAGAGCCAGGTGGCCTCATGCGGTCGGCTTATGTCAATGCCATAGTCTTGGCGGCAAGCGTAGCGAACACCGACACGCCGCCGGCCGGCTCCGCGTACGTCTTGATCTCGCCGTCGGTATCTCCGACTTACGTTAATATCGGGGCGGCTGCGACGATACCAGGCGCGAGCATACAGACGGGCCTCTCTTCGACGCTGTTAAATGCGGGTTTCCCGCGATTGTTCAGTATTGAAGGGGCAACGACGATAGGGCTGATTTGCGGCTCTAACTCCGTCGTGACTCTGGAATACTTCGGACCGCTGGATTAAGAGGGGGGTAAAGTGAATATTAGCTGGGCTGAGATAAAAGATGTGGTGCTGACGCTTGGGTGCTTGATTGTTACTATTTACATAGCCAGGAGCGACAAGAGGGCCGAAATTATTTGGCAGTGGCTACGGGGCCACGGCCATGAAATCGAGTGCAATAAGAACGATTGCAAACCGAAAGCCACGGGTGTTATTGCTCCACCGATGAAATGAAAGGCGAGGCTTCTATGAATGGAGAGCATATTTCTGTAGTTTGGGGAAACATTCTGTCAAATTTCGTTCTGCTTTGCATACTCGGTTATATGATAAGCCGGTGGATGAAGAGCATCGAAACCAAGCTGGTAAATTTTTGTAAAAACTCGGAGGAGGCAAACAAGGCTGTCCTCGTCAAGATTGAAAAGCTCCAGGAACAAGTAGCGGGGAAAATATCTAAAGAAGAGCATCACGAAGTTGAAGTAGAGCTCGGTAAGATAGGCAACCGGCTCATAAAGCTGGAAATAAAGGCAAAGATTATAGAAGATCAATAGGAGATTATTATGTTTGCATGGCTACTTGCTAATCCCAAAGACATGATCATTGTCGCCCTGGTGGCGCTTATTCTCGGTTGCGGGCTTTTCATAGGCATACAGAAAATAGAGATCGCGCATAAGACGGCCACGATCGAGCAGCAGAAGGGCACGATCGACAGCTTGACCAGGGCCAATGAGATTATGAACCAAAACGCTATAGCGGCACGACAGGCCCAGGCAGACATGCAAAAGGTTGTAACTGCCGCCGTGGGATTGAAAACCATTATCAAGGATATTCCGGACCAGGTGAAGAAAGGGCTGAAAAATGAAACGATGGAGCGTGTTAATCATTGTTTGGGTGAGTTTTTTCGTGATGGGGTGCTCGCCGCGGATTGTAGCGCCGGTGGAACCGTTTTGCCCAAAGCCATTAGCGCCGGTGTGGATAGAGGGAGCGGAAAATCTCCCTGATAACTGTGCGGAGGCCGTTGTCTATACGAAAGAGCTTGAGAAAACCGTTCAGTGCTATGAGGCGACGTTCAAAAAAAAGGGGGATAAGAAATGAAGGAGCTGTATAAATATTTGCAGCGGTTTGGTCTTGTTTTCCTGATTACCATTCCGATTATATTCCTGGTGATGGGCGAGAGCGCCGTCAAGACCATGCTGTATAAAATATGCCTGGTCGCAATAGGCTGGGGATTGGCCGAGCTGATTTGGGTAGCCGGCTACAAGTTTCTTTTCGGGAAAGCAGAGGACCTGTCCGATGAACAGAAAATGCCGGTCATGGTTTTTCGCGGCATGTTGTTTGCTGCTATTATACTCGCCCTCACTTTGGGCCTTTGAAAGCCTTGTCAACCGTTGCCTAAAGTATTATCCCCAGGTGATACGCGAGGCCAGGTATCAGCTCGGCCTCGAGGCGCCTTCCTATTACTTCATGGGTCAGATCGAACAGGAAAGCCGGTGTAACGCCGGCATTACTGCTTTTGACGGTGGCATGGGCCTGGGCCAGTTCATGCCAGGTACCGCGGAGTGGATACAGCATAAAGAGGCATCCTTAAAGGACATATCCATGCAGCCTAACCCGTATGACCCGCGCTGGTCTATTCGGGCCCTGGTCCTCTATGATAACTGGCTCTACAAGCAAGCCGCCTGTCCTGGATGGTATTACGCCTTCCGGTCCTATAACGGAGGCGTCGGTTTGCTCAACCGCGAGATAAAAAAAGCCGGCTCTTGCAGTGAGCCGGCGGTAGAGAAATGCTGTAGCCGGAAGGTACTTCACCTAAAGACGCGAGATCTCGACATGTGTAAAGACGTAAATATCCCATACCCGTATCTGATCTTTAATAAGGCGAAGAAATATGAATTGCGGCTAAGGATTGACAATTTATCAAACCCAGCGTGATGGGTTAGTCATGTATATAATTCCCCTTTCTTGCCTTGTTTATATTCTGCAATAGCCTTTCGGGCCCACGCCGTAATGCCTCCGGTGCTAACCCTTTATGATTTATCTTATACTCCATCGTTTTCCTCTCCTTCCACACACTCACTCTATTTAATATATCCCCGTAAGCGAAGAGGTGGATGGCGAGTAAGTACAGGATAGCCACAATCCAGAGCGCCAGCGATCGTAACCGCTGCCAGCGTGTCGGGACGGGCTCTAATATGACCCGGACAGGTGTCATAATGGCAATATCTCTTGCGCCAATCTTTGAACGGCGATCTCGCAATATATCTCCTCCTCCTCAATGCCGATGGCTTTACGGCCTAAGCATTTAGCTGCCACCAGCGTAGTTCCCGAGCCCATATATGGGTCTATAATCACACCCTCAGTTTTTGATTTTTCAATGCACCATGCCATTAAAGCAGCCGGCTTCTGTGTCGGATGGTAAAATGTTCCCTTCTCGCTGTCACGAATAAGACCGAACCATGTATGACGAAAGATACGGACGCCTTTGCCTATGTCGGTCCACGCAAGCTCGGCCTCGCTCATCGGCCATTCAGCATCGGAAACGTCACGCCTCCCCATTCTTTTGTCCCATACCCACCAGCCACCGGAATCAGGAAGCCTCGAGGCATACCAATTTGCGCCCCAAAGAATTTTTGCCTGTGCTTTTATGGACAATAGTAATATTGGGTCAAAGGGTTTGTCGTCGCCCTTAATGGGGATATGGCGCCTTTGGCCTGAGCGGTCCGATTTGTTCCACCATTTTCCGGCATGGGTCTTGAATCGATTGGCATAGTCAACTGAAAGGCCACCACCATAGGGCGGATCTGTCAAGACCAGGCCCACTTGACCGATGAAGGGCGTAATTTGCCGGCAATCACCTTTATAGATGATAATGCCGGCGTGGTCGTAATATGGTTTCGGTAAGGTCACAGCGCTTCCCTTATAAACCTCGATATGGGAGATTCAGAAACCCGCCCGAAGTTTTCTACGTACTTTATATGTTTCCAACGTGTTCCGCATTTGATCTTTGAAATTGTGCCTGGATTAACCTTAAACATTCTCGCTATGACCGTAAAAGAGAATCGTCTACTCGCTAAGATTTTCTTTATCAACCAAACTTCCCCGTCTTTCAGTTTGTGTAAAGGGTGAAGCTCACCGACACGCCCAGGGCAACCAATTCCTATTTTCAACCCTATGTTATGGGCATGTATTTCATTTTCCGAGTGCGTTATCCATTCAAGATTATCGAGTGCGAAGTTCATCCGGTTTCCGTCTTTATGGTTGCATTCTTGCCCTGGTGGACACGGCCCGACAAAGGCTTCCATGACAAGCCGGTGAATATACCTCATGTAGCTCTGTCCATGTTTATAAAGAGAGAGGTTGGGGTATCTTCCATTCGACGTGATCTTCCGTATGTGCCCCGCTTTCCAGCGCCTTTGTGTTGTCAATCTTCTTATTCTACCCAAATTAGAGATTTCATAATCTGGAAATTCCGCTATAGTGCGCCATTCTTCTTTCATAAAGCCTCCGCTATAAAGCGGCTGATGGGGCTCTCATAAACTCGGCCATTCTTTTCCGATTTCTCAGGCCTACAGGTTATTATGAGCTGATCTTTGGCTCGCGTCATTGCCACATAGAATAATCTTCTTTCGGCTTCTGTCTCGCCACTGGCAATCGC